AACTCAAAATGAGGGCCATCTATAAACGGCCTTTTGCCTTCTCCCCTACGAATGTCTATATAGTTCATCATAGCTTCTTCCATTGTACCTTCCCATGCAGCAATATTTGCTGTAGTCCATGCACCGCCCCAACGGACGACGACGTTAAGTTCACGACATGCCTCTGCCATAGCATCAGCAATTTCATCGTAAACGCTTAACTCCCAAGAAGCACGTCCATCAATATAAGCCATAAGGTCTACTGCTCTGCCGTCTAAATGTTTAGACTTCATCGTTTTTGTTGCACCTTTAGCAAATAAAGACTCTTGCTCTTCTATTGTTCGTTTACCACAAATAACACCAAAATCTACTGTAGTTACTGTAATTGCTTTTTTCACAACTTTGACTAAAGTGCTGTTTACACCCTCTAATCGTTCATTGCTTCTTGTTGATAGCATAAACATTATTTAGAAATCCCCTTGTATTTCTCAAAACTTCTCAAACCACCTAACCCTAACATTCCCATCAACACAGGCATCATTTCACTTAGGTCTAACGCAGGGATAGCAACTAAGTAATTAAATTGTGCTAATGTAAACATCAGTATGGGGTGGATTACATAGTTGTAAGCCATTGCAACACCACATGTCCAACCAATAAATGGACGCCATCCTGCTATAAAAACATTCCTGCTTTGTGCCTCTGCCTTGTTTATTTCAAGCTGACCTTTGGCAAGCTCTTGGGCATGGCGTTCTGCCATTGTAGATATTTCATGGGCAAGTTGGTTCTTTTGATCTTTATCTTCTATAAATTTATCAAGCAGTCCTGTAACTGGTTGGACTAAAGAGCCTAATAAATTTATCATTTTTTATTCGCCCATGTTGTAAATCCCATATATGCTCCGCAAAGACTAGCGAGAGCAAAATTCATAGAACTAATCAGCCCACTTAGCGCAGTTACTCTTGCTTCAGGAACAATAGGCGTACACATGAGGATTGTAATACAAACCATCAATACAAAAGCGCAAATAGCCATGTACCTCTGCGTTTCTTGTTTATCATGAGCATCGCTTGCCTCTTGTAAAGCGATATCATCTGCATCGATGTTACCATCGCCATCCATATCTTTTATAGGGGTCATTTTTTCTTCCCTTTCTTTTTACCTTCTGAATATAAATTATTAAAAGTAGTAATAGGGTCTAAGTAAGAATCATGCCCTTCTGCAGAATGCACCCATTGTGAAGGAGCAAAATCTGGCGCACCTTCCCCTGTTCTCCACAAAGCAGGACTCGTAGCTCGCACTCTATTATTGGGCAATGCTACAAAATTACCTGTCCAACTACCTGCATCGGTAAGGTAAATTACATGAGATTGTTTATGTTGTGCAGGGTCATCTGCTATATCGTTTCCTGTATAATCTACCGTAAACATATACTTACCTGTGTAAAATTCACCATCTATTTTACAAAGCCAAGGCGAAGAACTCACTCTATCCATAACAACTACACTATGCTCTCTAGATTCGCAATCCCAAGGTTGACACAAATGGTCTAACATAGGTTCAGGCCACTCTTCTACAGGTATATCGGCAACTAAACCTTCTATTGGCATCCTTGCCCACATAGCTCCACCATGTAAGTTTTGACCCATATCATTACCTTCTAGCTCTTCACAACCTGTAAATACAACCTGAAAACTTAACGACCTATCAGGTATTGTATTTACAGCAATAGCAATAGCATGAAGAAACTCACCATGATAATTGGTATGGTTGCAAGTAAATTCTCTACGCACCCAACAATTAAAGTGTGGGATGTTACTAATAAGATAGGACATTACCTATCAACCTCTAGTGTTAGCATTTTTCTGTTGTGCAATCCTTGCTCGCATTTGAGCAATATCTTCTGTGCTGTTAATCCTATCTTGGCCTAACTGGAACTGTTGCTGTTGCCTTTGTTGGTCAAGCTGTAGTTTTCTTTGGTCTGTTTGCTGGTCTGCTACCATTTCTTGTTCACGCAACTGCAACTCTTGCTGTTTTATTTGTACTAAGGGGTCTTGGTCTGGTGCAGGAGGTTGTGCTTGTTGGAATTGAGTAAATAACTGTGCTTGCATTTTGGCAACCATAGCTTCTTGTTGCTCTGGCGGTACTTGTTGTCCCTGCATTTGCTGTTGAACAGCTACTTTAGCCTTTAAACCTAAATGTTCGTATATATGTTTTTCAAGTAATATCATTACAGGCGGTTGCATTTGCGCTACTTTACTATTCATGTAAGCTAAATGCACCGCAATATGCGAATCATGGTCTTGTTCAGGGAACGCTTGTAATGTGCCTTGTCCATTAGCCGCATTACTTGTTTCTATGTTTTCCATAGCAGGATCCATAGGCACTTGTTGCGGTTCGGGTTTTAACATTTGTTCTATATTGTTCACACCTAACGCTTCATACACACGGCGATACGCTTCGTACAAATTGTGCATATCGGGGGCCGCTACAGCTAATTTTAACTGCTCTTGAGCTAAAATAACCCTTTGTGACATACTAAAGATGTTCGGATCGCTTACAGGTAGTATATCTATCCTACCATCAAAATCTTGGCTCTTTATTTGCCCATCTACACCTACATCATAAGGGTAAGGTCGTGGGTCTTGGGCAAAAAGCTCTCCTAACATTTTCAATTCATGCTTTAATGACGCATGTAACCGTTTATGTACCGCAGAAACAATACGACTACCCCGCTCAAGTAGAGCAATAGTTGTTCCAACAGGCATTTCTTGGTTACCACCATTGCCAACACCCATATCCGTCGTACCAATAAAGCGTTGCGCGGCATCCACAACAAAACCCATCAGCTGAAACAGGGTAGCACTCGGCTCTTTGTACGGTAAGGGCATCAACGAGGCTTTTAAATCACCTCCTGGAACATCAACATCCCTAAATTCTCCTGGACTTAATGGGTTTTGCTCATCTGCAATCCGCAAACCGCGAGCTTTAAACCCTGCTGGCATATTTGCCAACGTTCCAGCATCAATTAACTGTCGTAAATTAGCCGTTGCCGTACGAGATAAATTTCCAAGCAGATGTATCAGCCCAAAACCATAAAAACCTAATCCTGGAGTAAATTTATACTGTACAAAATGTTGAATTTTATCTTTATTAGCGTCTTCTTGTAGGTAATTACGCCTAATTGACAATACATCACCCGTATCTTTACATACGGTTACTATATATGGCAGTTTTAATCCTGTTTCTTCACCACTTTCATCTTTATCTGAGTACTCTTCTATATCTAAGAAACAATGACATTCGTACAAAGTAAACTGTTCATCATTATATGTAGGGCTTATACCTTCTATATCATCATATGCCGTTTGTACTTCATCTGTAGATGACGAAGCACTGCTTTCGCTATCCATATCCATGTAAAAACCAGAAAGTTGTAGCTTTTTCAACTCATTTTGTGAGATTTTTATGACATGGGTAATACGTTCTGCCGATTGTAAATCCGTAGCAATGTACGGGACAACTACTTCTTCCGCAGGAACAAACTTACTTACTGGTCTACCCAATATTTCATCACGATAAACTTTTTTAAACGCACTTCCTGCCAAACCTAAGTAATAAAGCATTTGGTCAAACTCAGGCTCGTACTCCTGCATTTCATACATAATCTGGTAATTCATATACTCTTGTACACGTTGGGCCTGTTGCTCAATCGCAGGGGTAGGCTTACCAATAATATTCGCGCGGACAGGGCCTCCACTTGGCAACATCTCTTTATACGCAGAGGCTTGAAACTGTGTAATAGCCTCGTTCAGTAATGGGTGGATAACACCAGTTGCACCTTCAAACGGCTCAGTGCGAGGTTCATACCGCATACCCAGTAAATCTAAACCCTTTACATAAGTATCTTCCCAATCGCTACGGCTGTTTTTATCCTCTTCAACAGAAGAAGTAATATAACTAGCCACTTCGGTTAAAGAACTATCTTTTAAATTTTCCGCTAAATTGTCATAAAAATTTTCTGGCTCTGCACCAAAAACATCTTCATCAATACCCGTGGTTATTTCTATCCCACCATCTTCATCTTCTACAATTTCAACCTCGCCATCAAAAAACGCATCCTGTTGAGCCTGTAGATCCTCTTCTTCAAAACTCATATCTTCTACTGGAGCCTGTATCAACGCCCGATCTACATTATTTACCTTAGGAGACAATGCCATTAATAGTAACT